GGCGGCAGTAGTCGGCGGACATGTCAACGCTGATGCCGTGGCGGCCGAGGGCTTTGGCGACCATCGCGGTTGTGCCGGTGCCGCCGAAGGGGTCGAGCACGACGGCGGGCGTGGTGTCGGCGGTGGGCTCGGGGCAGGCGCAGGCGTAGCCGGTGATGGTGGTCTCAGCTGCGGCGAGCATGGTCCCGCTAACCACCTTGCGAGTCGTGCCGTCGAGCTCATAGCCGCCCGCCTTAGGTCCCGGTCGCCACTCCATCGGCTTCTTGTGCATCACCGGCCGCCGCCCCTCCCCACACTCCCCGCACACCCCGGCCGGCGACCAGCCCTGGATGATGCGCTTGGGAAACTCGGTCGGGAACGCGGCGAAGTGGTCGACGCCGAGGTGGTCGGGCACGCGGAGGGGTTCGGTAGGCACGGTCCACACGGAGCCGGGGAGCTTGCCGAGGGGGTTGGTCGCGCTCGGCCCACCGCCGTCATGCCGCGCTACGCCGTTCTTCGTCGGCCCACCCACGCTGTACGCCTCACGCTCGGGGTTGTAACCCTTCGCATATCGCTCGGCGGTGCCCGGTGCGTACTGCTCGCGGATCTCGTCGACGGCGCTGTAATAGCGGGGGTTGAGAACGAAGTGAAACCAGGTCTCATGCGACCGCCGCACCCGATCCGTGACCGACTCGGGCAGACCGTTCGGCTTCGACCAGATCACCTCGGAGCGGAGGATGAGGCCGAGGTCGTCGATGCAGCGGAGGGCGTAGCGCCAGGGGATGCCGATGAGGGACTTGGGGCGCAGACCGTCCTGCGGGCGCTCGGAGTCTCGGAAGCCGCGACGGCGAGCACTGCTGTCCGCTGCGCGAGTCTTGCGACCGCCTGACGAGTAGGAGTCCCCGAGGTTCACCCACAGCGACCCGGACGGCTTGAGCACCCGCCTGCACTCGGCGGTCACCTCGAGCAGCGACGACACGAACTCGTCGGGCGTCGGCTCGTCACCGATCTGGCCGGCGTAGTGCTCGCCGCCGTCCTGGTAGGACCGGAGCGCGAAGTACGGCGGGCTGGTGACCACGAGGTCGACGGTGTTGTCGTCGAGGGGCAGGTGTCGGGAGTTGGCGCGCATGACCTGAGCGGTTCCGAGGTTCACCGGCCGTCCCCCGGGTCCTGTTCCTGCTGCACGTCGGAGACCGCGCGGGCCGCGGTCTCTCTGGTGGTCGCGTGGTGGTCGATCGCGGCGAGTAGCGCGTCCCGGTCGTCGAGCGTCTTGAGCCCGTCGAGGAGCCACGTCGCGTCTTGCTTGGTGAGGTCGTTCGAGGTGTCGAGCGGACGCCCGAGGAGGTCGGAGAGGAGCGCGAGCCGCTCGTCCCGGTCCGTCACGCCGAGCTCCTTGAACCGTGCGAGGAGCATCCGGGACTGCGCCCGGGTGATCGTCGCGGGGGGAGCCGCCTCCTCGTCCGCACCCTCTCCCGGCTCGTCCGGGGGGTCCTGAGGGGCCGGGGGCTCGTCGGTGGGCGCGGGTGCCGGGTCGGGCTCCGGGGCCGTCTCCGGGGATCCTCCGGGCTCCTCGTATCCGTCCTCTCCGGGGAGAGGCATCGCGTCCGGCTCCAGCGCCGGAGCCACCGGTGCCGGCGCGGGCTCCGTCGACTTCCGCGGGGTCCGCCTCCGCGGGGTCCGCTTCGCGGGGAGCTCACGCCGGACCGTCGTCTCCGTCTCCGGCTCGACCGCTCGAGCCGCGTCGAGCTCGTCGGGGTGTACGACCTGTAGGCCGTGGATCACGTCGGGGAACACGAGCCCGCACAGCTCGTCGGTGCAGCGGGCCGCGAGCATCGCGCGCGGGTACTTCTTCCACACGTCCTTCCCGGAGAGACCGGCCGCGCGGGCTTGGTCGATCGTCCACTCGAGGACGGTCCACGTCTCACCCCCGCGACGTCGAGCCCGCATCCTGCACACGGACCCGGTTGCCTCGAGCACCTCGAGGGAGTGGCCGGCCGCGAGGACGAGCGCGCGCATCCCCTCCGCGGACGTCGACGGCTTCCCCTCGATCACGTGGGTTTGCGTGAGGGCCGTCATGGGGGGGAGTCCGACCTCCCGCCCGTACAGCATCGCCGCCGCCACAGACTCCGGGGAGTTGCGGAGACCCCTGGGCACGAACTCCGTACCGGCGATCTTCACGGCGAGCTGAGCGACGTTCTCCACGACCCGGATCCATGAGTCCGTGTCCGCGGCCGCGATCGGGGGCTCCGCGTAGGCCGCGGGGGTCGAGTCCGGCCGGGTGGCCGGGAGGTTCTCTGTCATACGTCCTGTCCTGTCGTTGGGGGCTCCACGTCGGGGAGCCCGGTCGCTTTCCTGATGAGTCGTTCGGTCGCGGTGAGGAAGATCCACGGGTCGCGGGCCGCGAGGTCCCGGTACACGTCGAGCGCGTGCTCTCCGCGCATCCGGGTCTGCTCCCGCTCGAGCCGTCGGCCGAGCCAGATCCCGCCGCATCCGACGACGACCCCGGACACGAGCCACAGAGCGAGCCAGTCGAGGGGGGTCACGCGTAGTCCTCCCTCGTGTACGCGTCCCCGATCGGCCGCTCGTCGCGGAGCCGCTCGAGGAGCTTGGACACCTCGAACACGTACAGGAACCCGCGGAACGTCTCCGGGGTCACCTCGACCGGCACGAGCCGCACGTCGTCGGGGCTGATATGCGCGACAAACACGTCCTCGACGTCGGGGAGCTGCTCCTCCGACGACGGGCCGTCCGGCTGCCACAGATCCGCGTACCTGTAGCCCGCGAGCTGCAGCGCCGTCTCGTCGTACAGCCCCTTCCCGGACTTGAGGTCGATCAACGCGGAGCCGATCCCGAGCCGGCCGATCGACCCCCAAAGGTCCGCGGTGCCGCCGTAGCGGTAGCGGGTGTGGCCGATCGGGGTCTCCGTCGCGTGGGGCTCGATCTGCCAGAAATCGAGGAACCGCGCGTATGCCTCGACGGGGCCGCGGAGGTCGTCCGGCACGGTCACGTCCTCCCCGTGCGCGAGCTTGTCCCCGAGCGCGTGGATCCGGGTCCCCCGGATCCCCTTGGACGTGACGTCCTCACGGTGGGCCCACATGATCCGCTTGTGCCGCTCCGCGAGGGGGAGCGCGGCGAGCTCGTCCCAATGATTGATCGCGTGATCCGCACCCTTCTCCGCCGCCCATTTCGTGAGCTGCTTCGGGAGCGCGTTGAGAATCGTCGTCACGCCGGGGACCTTGTGCCCGTCGAGCCGGTAGGAGTGGCCGCGGCCGTGATTCCTACGGGTGAGCCGGACCGGGGTCCCGTCGACCCGCACGGGGGGTCCCTCGACCCGCCGCGGGCTCACAGCCCACCCCGACGGAGGAGCCGCGTCGTCAGCTTGTACGCCTGCTTCCGGACGAGCCGTTTCGTCACGGCCTGAGGGCCCTTCGACACGGCTCGCACGTCATTCCGGAGCGATAGGAGCCGGTATAGGTCGAGCTTCACCGGGTCTCCCCCTCCGGTGTCGTCGTCTGCCCGTGCCGGGTCGTCGTGGGGAACCGCTCCGCGAGGAGATTCCCCCTCACCCGCGCCTCCTGCACGTGCGGATCCTCGAGGAGCTCGACGAGCTCTATCAGCGGGACGAGCTCGAGCTGGTCCCCGATCCGCTGGCAAATCTGCATAATCCGCGATCCCGGCCGGGACGCGAGGGAGAGAGCGGCCGTCATGCGACCGACGAGCTCCTCCCGCGTTGCCTGCCGTGGTGTGTTGCCCATGATGTCTGTTCCTTCCCGGGTGTGTGTGGCTTTAGCTGGTGCTGTTCGTAGGTGCGAGGGCCTCGAGGATCCGGTCCGCGTCGGGGGCCGTGATCGGGACCTCCCCGCGGACGCGCCGGGAGACCCACATCGCGGACACGTCGAGCCGCCGCGCGAGCTCACGGGTCGACACGTCGAGCCGCTCGAGGAGCGCCGCGAGAACGTCGGGAGTCATTTGCTTCACCCCCTCTCGTCGGGTCGGGTCGCGTATGCGTGGGCCCGTGCGAGCGCCGCGTCCCCCGTGAGCTCCCCTCGTAGCTCACGGACGACCGCGAGGAGCCGACGGATCACGACGAGCTCCCGAGCCGGTACGCGTACTCGGTGCCGTGCGCGTCCCGACGGGTCTCCCGTGCGACCTTGATCGCGGCGAGCACGGTCGCGGCCTCGACCTCGACAAACGCGGGGAGGGTACGGGCTCCTCCGCGGAGCCCGACCCGCCAACGGTGCCCGCTCACGGACGGGGGCCGACGAAACGCTCGTGAGCCTCGGTGCGGATCGTCTCGAGCCGCGCCGCGAGCCGCTCGAGGGTCTCCGGGGTCGCAGGAGACCACGTCCCCCGGAGCGCGGCGATCACGTCGGACAGCTCCGACGTGCAGAACGCGACGAGCGCCGTCGCGGGGATGAAGTCGACGAGGGGGGTCCGCCCCTCGACGGGTGCGAGCGCGGCCCGGCAGTCGGCGCGGTGCTTGTGCTTGGTTTCGGTTGTCATGTGTCCTCCCGGGACGTTGTGTAACGGCGTGAGAGGACTGTAACGCTAGGTGTAACGCTAACGCAAACCCGCGGCGTGTCGAACCTCACCCCCGACCCTGCGTCACGTCCCCCGCCCCCCGTCGTTACCCCTACAGAGACGCACGCGACCCCCGGACTCGAGTGGACAGAGTCCGGGGGTCGGTGTCCCTTCCTAGGCCGGGGAAGCTGCCGGAGCGTATCCGGGTGGCCCGACGTGCGAGACGGCCGTCTCAACGAGAAACGGTACGGCTCGAGCCGGGCCCCCCGGTATGCCCGATCCGGGGGGTGTGGGGCCTAGTCGTGTGTCAGCTCGCCCACGGACCGACGGGTCACGTACCCCGCCACGAACGCGAGCACCCCCGGGACGACGAGGAGGACGAGCGCCTCGACCGCGTCCGGGACTCCCGCGTCCCGAAACACGTACTCCCCGAGGAGCCAGAGCACGAATCCCGACACCGCCGCCGCGGTGGACGCGGCGACGACCTTCCTCGACGGGGTCCCGTCCGGCATGTTCACGGTCTGCGTAGCCACGCGATCACTTCCTCACCTTGTAGCGACCCCGGCCTAGGCGCCGGAGGTTCGTCTCGAGGTTCCCCGGAGACCCGACTCCGAGCCGCTTGAGCCGCTTCTCGTAGACGTCGAGGGCCGCGAGGGTGCGGGGGCCCGCGTACCCGTCGACGTCGATCCTCCGGCCGTGCTCGAGCCGGAGACGGTCGTTCAACGCGCGTTGCACGAGCCGGACGCCGGCGAGCTCCGTCCGCGGCCGCTTCCCGTCCCGGGTCCGCTTGATCTGGCCGGCGACGTTGGACAGGTCGAGCGTCGGAGTCCCCTTCGTCTTCCGCACGCCGCGGTACCACGACCCGCCCGCGGTCTCCGCTTCCTGCGAGTAGCGGATCGACACGTGAGCGTGCCCGGTGTGGGGGTTCGACCCGGTGTAGGCGCGGGCCTTGAACCCGTAGGTGCGGGACCAGATCGTGCCGTTGTGGATCACGTACCACGTGCGGGGGTCCCCGATCGTGGCCTTGAGGAACGCCGGCACGTCGATCCCGGAGGTGTCGACGTCGATCGCGTGGACCATCCCGGATTCGTCGGGGTTGTGGTCGGAGACCCGCGCCGCGTGCGAGGGGTCCCCGATCCACCCGTCGGACGACTTGTCCCGGGCGGGGTGCCGTCGGTCGACCTCGTTACGGAGCGCGACGAGAGAGGGTGCCAGGAAATAGCTCACTTGCGCCCCCTAGACGTCTTTGGCTTCGTGGTGGGCTCCGGGTCCGGCGCGGGCTCCGCGGGCTCCTGCGGGGCCTCGACGGGGTCTCCACCGGTGGACTCGTCGTCCCACTCGTCGAGGTCGAGCTCGAGCCCGTCGTCGACCTCCTCCCCGTCCAGCTGGTCCGGGTCGACTTCCTGGTCGGAGTCGACCGCCTGCGTGTTGCGGCTCATCCGTCTTCCTCCTCCGTGGGCCTCTCCCGGTCGATCCGGGGGAGGTCGATCCCTTGCGCCTCGAGAGCGGCCGTCCACGCCCGCTCCGCGCGCCGTGCTTCCTGTACGTGCTGGTCCAGTATCGACCGGGTGACCATGAGACGCCCGTCGACCGCCTCGACCCGTCGGCCGATCCTGCCGAGCTGGGAGGAGACCCGGGAGAGGAGGGCCTCCGCGCGCTCCGCGGACGCGGCCGCGGTCGTCGCCCGCTGGTGTAGGGACTCCTCCTCCCCGTTCACGACCTCGTGTCGGACCGCCTCGACCGACGCGCCGATCGGGACGAGGAGCGACCGGACGTACTTGTCGACGTGGGGCCGGACGACCTTCCACACGACGAGCGCCGCGCCGGAGACGACGCCAATCCCGCCGCAGACGACGAGGAACAGCTCCCATACCGGCTGGGAGGTGTCGACCTCCGCGGCGAGCACGACCCGGACGAGCTCGACCACGGTCACGCCCGCTCGTACGACCCGCTGAAGGACAGCCGGTCCCCCGTGTTCCACGAGAACGGGACGGTAGACGATACGAGCCGTTGAGCGCCGCCCGCGGCCGTCGGGGTCGTCAGCATGATTTGCGTAAGGTCCGTCGACCGGCTCGTCGTCGCCGGGACCGACAACCCGGCCGCTACGTCGAACAGCTCTCCGGCGAATGATGGCATCGTGCCGCCGCGGACCGGGGCCGGGAGGTTGAAGGACCACGTCACAGCCGGGAACGACGACCCCGCGCCCGCGATCGCTTGTAGGTAAAACGTGATCGTTTTCCCGATCTGCTGATACCGAGCCACGAGGGACGCTGGGCTCACCATGCCGACGAGCGACGGGGAGTAGTCCTCCCATTCCCGGGACGCGTCGATCGACTCCGCGAGGTCTTGTAGGTGCTCCCAAATCCGCGTGTGATCGGAGCTGTTCGGGTAGACGATCCCGCCCGGTGTCGTTGGCATGGTCACGTGCTCCTAGTCCAGTCGAGGAGGACGGCCAACGTCGGGCCGTCGGTCCGAATGTACGGGTCTGTTGCCGGGTCGACCCACGTCCCCACGCCGCCCGCGGTGCCGTCGACGAGCTGTTGACCCCACGACGTCGGGAGGTCGTACGTCGTTTCCTCTCCGACCGCGAGAGCCGGACCCGCGACCGATGCGCCCGCGCCGGCCACCGGAGACCCCGCGGGACGGACCGTCGGGGAGAGGAGCCGGAGCGTCGGGGCCTGAGGGAAGCTCGAGCCCCCCGCCTGTCGACGGATCCGGAGTCGGGCCCGGGTCACGGTCGCGCCGATGATCCCCCGCGGTCCGGCGCCGTAGTACGCGGCGCCGTAGTTGAGCCCGCGGCCGGACGGGTCCCCCTGGTACACGTCGAGCGTGTCGAGCCATGCGCCGTCTCGGAACGTGCCGGAGGAGACCGGCACGAACACGTCGGACCCGAGCCGGGGTTTCGCGACCGTCGCGTCGTCCCCCACCGGGGGAGGGACGTTCGTCGACGGGGGAGCCGCGGCCGGAGGAGCGGTCCCGAGAGCGCCTAGGACGTACCCGGAGGACTCCCGCCGCAACACGAGGCATTGATCCCCCACGGTGGGCGTGTAGCCGCGGAGGAGCCGGAGCAAAAGGGTCGAGCCGTCGACACGGGTCGACACGCGACCCGCGGACGGGGCCGCGAGGATCTGTCCGACCCGGACGTCGAACCCGCGAGGGTCGGGGAGCTGCTCCGCGAGAGTAGGCACGGGCCTAGGGTGCCATTTCCACAGTCAGGGTTTCGGGACCTCCGTCGGGGTTCACGGGGAGTTTGATCCCGGCCACCCGCCCGACCCCGTTGACGGTGGGCGTCCGCACGTCGACATAGTCCCCGAGCTCGATCCGCGGGTCCGGGACGATCGAGACCTCCGCGACCCGCTGCCGACGGAGCCGGGTCGCGAGCATCGTCGCCGCCGCCGCCTGACACGCCGCCTCCGTCGTCAGGAGCGGGGACGCGTACTCGAGGGGCCGCTCCCCGAACGGACCCCCGTAGTACGTCGGGGACGCCGGGTCGGAGTCCCACGCGATCCCCTCGACCGCCCGCTCCGCGTTGTCCGGGTCCTGCCCGCGGACGAAGACAGCGTTATACATTTCCGCCCGGTCGACCGCGGTTTGCCACTCCGCGACGATCCCCCGGCTCCCGGTGTGCAGCTCGACCACGGGAGTCCCGGGGAGCGCCGGGACCGGGGGGAGCATCCGGAGCACCCCGCGGGAGTCGACCACGATCCGCGCCGGCCATGCCGCGGCGAGCTTGATTAGGGACGCCATGCGGTTTTCTTCGTAGACGATCGACCACGGGACCGCCCGATCGACGAGGGACGGGTCCCGGGTGTCGACGGGGAGCATCCCCCGCGCGAGCCGTTGCACCTCCTGCTCGAACGTATAGAGCGGCTGAATCGGCCGTTGCAGCTTGGAATCCTCGAGGAGCTGCTCGAGACCCTTCGCCCGGACCTGTACCCCGAGCCCGAGCGGGTCCGGGGTCGCGGAGGTAATCAGGTACCAACCGAGCCCGAGGAGCTCCTCCGACCCGTCCACATAGCGGATCCCGCGCCGCACAAACAACCGCTGCCCGAACGGGGCCAACGGGTGCAGCGGGTCCCCCGTCGGATCCCACTCCCGCCCCGGGCCGGCCGGGATCGAGAGGGTGAGCTCGTGCGGGACCGACGCGCCGTCGTCCCCGGAGAGGTCCGCGGTCTCGACGGGGACCGCGTCCGCGAGGAGGTCCGACCCGCGCCACGACTCGACCCGGAACGTCGCCCGGTGCGACCCGACGACCTCCGCGGCGAACCGCGCCGATGCCGCCCGCACTAGATCGCCTCGAGGTCCGCGGACGCCACGTCGAGGAGCGTCCCGGGGAACGCGGCCGCGAGGTCCGCGAGGGTGCCGGGGAACGCGTCCGCGAGCTCGTCGAGGGTGTCCGTCACGGCCGGGACGAGGATCGACGGGGGAGTGACGTGCCGCACGTCGAGCTGGTGCCGGCGCCGGAGGTCGTCCGGGTCGTTCGTAATCCGCTGCTCGACGACCTTCCCGACCACGAGATACGCGTCTTCGACGTCGAGCTCCGGCGCGCGGAGGAGGAGTACCTGAGCGGACTCGAGGAGCCTCCGGAGCGTCCGCCGCGCGGTGAGGGTGTCGGTACGGACCACGGGTGCCGACGAGGGGCTCGAGAGGCCGGTCGAGACGACGATCGGCTCCGGCCGGTCGTGGACGTCGACCACGGTCGCGCGGCCGTCCCGCGACAGCTCGGACCATGCTTCGATCGCGGACAGCTCGACGTGTTCCCCGGTCACGGGGACCGACACGAGCGGGTACGCGGCCTCGACGACGACGAGGGGCGCGACGTACTCCGTGCGGGACTCGTCCTCGTGGATCACCTCGAGGACGTAGAACACGGGCCGGGAGAGGGGGGCCTCGAAGTCGACCGCGACAAACCCGTCGGCCGTCGGCTCGTGGTCGACGTACCCGCGGACCTCCGACCGGGGCCGGTCGAGGTCGTCACGCCAGAGCGTGACCCGGTCGACGGCCGGCGCCTCTGTCGACAGACCCGACACGGACACGACGACCCGGTAACCGGACTGCACGTCCGCGGTGAGTGTCGCGCTCACGGCTTCCTCCCTCCTCCGAGACCCGCGTGCGCGAGCTCGTCGCGGACGATCACGCGGAACATGCGCGCCATAGCCGGGGAGTCGACCTCGACGACGACCGACGGGGACGACGTGAGGTGGATCGGGGGAGCGACGAATCCGCCCGCCCACGGCCGCGCGAGGGAGTCACGGGTGAGCCCCCCGCCCCGCTGCAACCCGACGAGCCGCTCGTCGCCGCCGTTGAACAGGCCCACTAGCTTCTTGATCGCGGGGTTATTCCCTAGTGACGTGATCTTGTCCCACGCCCGCTGGGCCCAATCGACAATGTTCGCGATAGCTCCGGCGAGGTTGTCCGCGAATCGGATTGTGTCCCCGATGATCTTCCCGAGTCCCTCGAGGGCCTTCCCGAGCACGGTTCCCACGATCGGCGCGAGACGCTCCGCGATATCCCGGACGAGCCCGAACGCTTTGCGGAGGTTCTCGGACTGATTCTCCGACCCCATGATCGCGTCTTTGACGTTGTCAAACGCGGCCTTGGCTCCCTTGATGACCGGGGTGAGGAACCCGCCGACGACGCCGCCTATCTTGTCGAAAATGTCGCGGAGGTTCCCGCCACCCCGAAATAGGTCGTTCACCGATGTCAGACCCCGGGTGAGCGCCGGGATGAGGAGCCCGCCGAGCTTGTCCTTCGCGTTCTGGAACTCCGCGGATAGCCGCTGTTGCTGCCCTGCGAGCGTGTTCGACTCCCGCCGAAACGCACCCTGCGAGCTGGTCGTCTGCTTCGTGAGGAGGTCGAGACGGGCCTGCATTTCGGCCTGCGTCTTAGCCGCGCCGGTGAGGTTGTCTTGTCCCTTCGCGGCGAGCCGTGCCGCGATGTCGGACGCCTTGATCGAGACGCCGTAACGCTCGATCGGGTCCGTTTCCCCACGCATGAGGGAGGACAGCGCGGAGACCGCTTCCGACGTCGTGCCGCCGAACGTCGCCGCGAGGTCACCCGCGGTCGTGATGAGGTCCCGCGTCTTCTGCGTGTACCCCTCGAGCCCGGAATTCTTGAGGGACGCGCCTAGCGTCGTCGCGAGGGTCGCGTACTCACCCCGGGCTAGCCCTACCTGTTGAGCTGCGTTGTTCGCCCACGCTTTTACCTTCTCGGAGTTGCGCCCGAAAATGGAGTCGATCGCGCCAAACGCCTGCTCCGTATCCGATGCCGCCTTGACCGCGTCGGAGCCGAATTTGAGGAGGGCCGCGGCGCCGGCCGCGGCCGCGAGGGGGCCGAATGTGCGAGCCGCGTTCCCGATCGCGCCGCCGAACCGCTTGAGCTTGGACTCGTTGCGGGTGGACGCGGTCCCTACCTGATCCGTCGACCGGCCGAACCGCTCGAGCTCCCCCCGGGTCGCGGACAGGTCCCGACGGGCCGCGGAGCCGTCGGAGACGACGTCGAACCGGAGTGTCGCAGTCACGCGCCTAGGCTCCCTTCACCTGTCCGACGATCTTCTCGATACCGGCCATGTAGAGCGCCAGGATCGCGGGCTCCGCCTGCTCGAGCCCGCGGGGGCCGAACTCGTTCGGCTCGATATTGTGCCCGGGCCACCCCCAATGGACCGGGGGACCGTACGGGAGGGACGCGCGGCCGACGCTGATCGTCGACCTCCGCGCGGCTTTGTTCGGCCGCAGAGACGCCGCTAGACGCCCGGTGCGGACCGGGACGAGAGGACGGATCGCGGCCGCGGCGAGTCCCCCGGCCGCGATCGTGACGTCCTTGAGCTCGTCGACGTCGACCTCCGCGGAGCGCATGGTCCGCACGAGCCGGGAGACCCCCTCCGTGCGTACGACGGGGGCCACGGTCCTAGACCGCTTCGGCGCGGTTGGGCTTCTCCTCGAGCTCCCACTCCGCCTCGGACGTGAGCCGCTTCCCGACGTCGCCGCCGAGCTCGACGGGCCAGACCGTCACGGTGCCGGAGAACGTGGGCCCGTCCGCGTTGGGGGTCCATGAGTACGGGACCTTCTCCCCCTGATTCGTCCACGTGAAATTCACGAACCCGGCCGGGTCGTCGAAATCCTGCACAGCGTTGAGAGCCATGACCCACTTCGCCTCGGTCTCCGCGGGGAGCGGGTCCCCGGAGAGAACCTCCCCCGCGTCGTCCCCGGACGGCTGCTCCGGGGGCACGAGCCGGACGTTTGTGGCCTGCGTGGCGAACGGGAGGGAGTCCAACGTCAGGACTCCCGTCTTGAGCTTGGAAACGGTGACGGCCATGGGTCTACTCCTCGAGTGCAGCTGTTTCGGAAACGGTAATCAGGTACGCGGGGACGGATCCCTCCGTCGTGGGGAGCTCGTACGACGCGGGCTCCGCGGTCGTGACGTCGAGTCCGGCCGCGACGACGTGTAGGACGAGGTTCTCGAGCTCCCGCGCGGCCTCGAGGTCCCCCGGGGGCATGGCTAGCGCGACGATCGTCCACGTGACCTCCGTCGACCCGGAGAGGGTCCCCTCGAGGAAGTTCAACCGGGGCACGGGGACGACGAGGAGGCACGGGGGGACGGTGTCGCGTATGTCGGTGGACGCGCGGACCTCGTCGGACCGGAGGAGGTCCGCGATCGCTTCCGCCCGTGCGGTGATGCTCACGACGTCGACTCCTCCGTCGGGACCGTCGGAGCGCCGAACACGAAACGCCCGGACTCCGACCCGATCCCGAGGAGCCGCGCGATGTCGGGGTCGTAGCGGAGGATCCCGGCCGCGCCGAGCTCCCCGTACCCGGCCACCCCGAGCGGGGACGACCGGCGCGAGTACCACCGGTGCGCGAGCATCGCCGCCGCGAGGAACACACGAGACGAGGGAACGAATAGCGGACCCTCCGGGGGGACCGGGTCGAGGAACAGATCCGGCCGGAGCTCCTCGACGTACTCCGCGGCCGCGTTAGCCGCCATGAGGAGCGCCGCGTCGTCGGTCGTCGACCCCTGCCGTAGCCCGGTCTGGGCCCGGACCACGGCAGGAGTCAGCCAGTCAGAGTCAGCCACGAGAGACGACCTAGGCCGCGTTGACGATCTTCGAGAACCCTTCGGCGCGGAGCGTCCCGGACGCCATGTAGCCGCCGTAGGCGACCTCGACGCCGAGCACGGACGGCTGCACGGCCTGCAAGAGCCCGATGCGCTGCTCGTACACCTCCGTCTTGGACCTCACCCCGACGATGATCGTCCCGGCCGGGAACGACGGGACCACGGTCCGCGGGAGCCGCATGACGGCACCCTCGAGCGTGTTCACGGCCGAATCGTTGCCGGCGCCGGGGCCGTTGAAGTTCGACGCGGCCGACGCGTCGAGGATCGGCCCGTACGCCGCCCACATGTCAAGGCTCATCCACACGTGGTCGGGGAGCCGCTTGACGCCGCCGTACGCGGCCGCGGCTGCGCCGTAGAACCCGGCCGACAGCTCCGCGAGGGTCGGGGACGCGCCGGCCGCGGTGGTGAGCTCCTCGGTTGCGGTGACGGCCGCGGCGAACGCGTCCGCGGCCGCGTTCTCCGTCTCAAGTGCGTATTGCTCCTCGAGGTCCCGGATCACGGCGTCCCACGCCGCGGGGGATGTCCAGTCGATGTCCTGCCGGCTGATGTTGAGCGCGCCACCAAAGGTGCGCTTGTTGAACGGCACGCCGGAGATGATGAGCGGCCTCGAGGGAAGCTCCGCCTTCTCCGCGGTCTGCTCCCCCGCGGTCGTGTGCTGGGTGACGACGGGCCGCTCGAACGTCTTGCCGGGGGTGTCGAGAGGCTGGATCCCCACCGACGCCATGAACGGCCGCGCCGCGTCAATATCGTTGTCGATCTGCCCGCGGATCGCTTCCGGGAGGAGCCCGGGGGTCTCGTCGGTGGTCTGGTGCGCGACCGCGCGGGATTCGCCCTGCGCCCATCCCGCGTCCCGGGTGAGGTTCGCGTCGCGGAGCCGGTCGCGTGCGTCCGCGTCTCCGTCGTGGGCACGGATCCGGTCGACGATCACGGCACCCGCGGTCCGGTACTCCGGGCCGCGCGGCTGCGTGGTCGTGAGCGGACGACGGTCGTCGGAGCTCGAGGAGCTCCGGCCGGGGGAGTAGCTCGAGGAGCTCGAGCGGTGCGCGTCGCGGAGCTGCTCGAACTCCTCGAGGGGCTCGATCTGCGCGTCGAGCGCGCCGATCCGCTCCCGCGCCGCGGTGAGGTTGTTCCGCTCCGCGTCGACGAGGTCGCGCTCCTCCGTCTCGACCCGCGCGAGGGTCTCGTCGATAAATCGGACCTGCGTGTCACGCTCCGCGAGGAGCCGCACGAGGACGGGGTTTCGGGTGTCGGTCCCTCCGTCGCGGTCACGACAGAGCCCGACGATTACGGGGTTCAGCTTGTGCATGATGTGGCCTCCGTGGGCACTCGATCCGATAGTCGTACGTCGGTCCGGGTGCTCTCCGGGTGCTCCCCCGGGTGCTGGTGCGGCGCGGGGGTGCGGCGCGACGAGCGGCGCGGCCTCTCACCGGAAGACGATAGACGATCTAGCCGCGCCGGAGCGGGACCCGCCAGACCCGCCCGTCGTGCTTGGAGTGCAGCTGGACCCGCTTCACGAGCTCGACACGGCCGAATCGGGTACCCGCGCCGGGGACCTCGATCGCGGCTCCCTTGTCGATCCCCCCCGACCCGGGGAGCCACTCGTGACGCCGCACGAACCGCGGGACCCTGCGTGCGTTGAGGTCCCCGACGAGGAGCGTCGGGAGCCCGTTCTCGACGAGCTCGAGCACGACGTCGCGGGTCCCCTCCCAACAATCGAGCCACGCGTCGTCGCGCCACTCCTCCGCGCGTTGCCCGGGGTTCGAGAACGCGCCGTTAGTCCAGTGGGTCGCCACGACCGCGAACGGTGCGAGCCGCGGCCGCTTCACGTGCTCGATGACTGCGATCGTCGCGGGCCGTCGAGGGTTCACCCCGCGCCGGCCTTCCGGGAGTACCCACCGGGTTTCGTGGTCGACGATCCGGAGCACGCCGCGCCGGACGCTGATCGGACACTCCGTCATGCCTACGTGCTGCCACCCCGGGAGCTCGTCGCGGAGTGCCCGGTGATCCGACGGCTCCCCGAACTCCGTCGACCCGAACACGTCGCAGAGTGCCGCCATGCGCCGGACGTCGTCGCGGATCTTCCCGCTCGAAATGTTGGGGGCCGTGTTCTGCCCGGGGTAGAGCCCGAGCTTCACGCGCCGTCCCTCCGCTGCACCCGCTCGAGGTACTCCCGCCACCCCTTGACCTCACGGCCGGACGCCTCCCGGGAGATAGCCCGCTCCGCGGTCCGCACAAACGACACGGCCGCTTCCTTGTACGCCGGGGTCGACACGAGGGAGGTCTCGAGGAGCCGCGCCTCCGTCCGGATCACGTGGTCCTTGTGGTTCGGGCCTAAGTCGGGGTTCCAGTCGTCGACGTAGGTCCACTCGGACCGGATCGGCGCGAACCGGATCGACATATAGCCGAGGAGCGCGGTCCCGTCGTCGTCGGCCTGCGCCAGCTTCGCGGCGCGTTGCGCGAGGTCGGAGTCGTCGAGCTTCCACACCCCCTCGAGTGCGTCCTTCCCGTCCCGCCACTCCGACGCGACCCCGATCGGGAACGACGCGGAGTCGTGGAACAGGTGCAGCGGGAGCGACCGGGCCGCTTCGGTGATCGACTTCGCGAGGGAGCCCGGGGAGAACTGCTCGACGAAGAATCCGATATCGGCGTCGCGGTTGTACGGGACCGCGGTCCCCTCGAGCCACTTGAGCGTGCCGGACTGCCCTTGCGTCGTGTTGGCGCGGAGGTGCATTACGGGCGAGATCCGCTCCTCGACGGGCCGCTCCGGGCGTCGGGTAGGTGTGATCGTCATGCGGGAATCTCCTCGTCGTCGAGCTGGTCGTCGTCGTCCTCGAGCTCCTCGTCGTCGACGGGGGGTTCGGGGTCGTCCGGGGGTGCTGCCGGAGCCGGAGCGGGGGTCCTCTCCGGCTCCGGGATCGTGGGGTCGAGCCCGAGGAAGGTCCGTGTCTCCTCCCACGTCCAGAGACCCGCCTCGTACGCGGAGCGGGCCGTCGTGAGCGACGTCGCGAGGTCGTCGGAGGACAGCGCCGCCCGGTCGAGCCGGACTCGCCGCCCGTGCGGGAGCCACGCGTTAGACCACACGTCCTCGAGCTCGACGATCACCCCCTCGAGCGACGTCCGGAGGAGCGATACGAACAGCGGGCCGACAGAGCGGTAAGTGTGCGAGCTGCCGGGGGCTCCGAGCCAGTACGCGTCAAGGTTGAACATGTTCGCGACGTCGACGAGGGACAGCTTCCGCGCCTCCGTCATTTGCTGATCGTTCGGGGACCACGCGAGGGGCACGACCTGCGTCCCGGCCGGCAGGAACGCCGGCAGGTTGCGGGACCCCTCGAACCGTGACGCCCACTTATCCGCGGCCGCGTCGAGGTCGGACTCCTTCGGCTCCCGCTGGGGGGTGATGATCGCGACCCCGGGCATCCCGCGGCCGCGGAGGTTCTCCGACTCCCCGGCTTCCTGTAGCCCGACGCGGTTCAACGCTCGGACGTGCTGCTCGACGACCCCGACGCCGCGGAACGGTGCCGTCGGGTCGGACCCGCGTTGAACGTGGACCACGTCGCGGAGCGGAACGCGCCGGCCGTTGAGCCAGTAGACCGGGGCTCCCTCCTCCTCCGTGATCGACCACTGATGCGCCGGGAACCATCGCGCCGCGGACGGGTAGCCGCTCGCATCCCGCGCGGTGACCACGTGACACGCGTTCCCGTGGAGGAGGTAATCCTCGACGTGAGCCTTGACGAAATGCGGCCGGGACCTGTCCGGGTCCGGCCGCTCGAGGAGCCGCGGCCGCGGGGTCACCGGGACGATGCCGCGGAAATCGTCGAGCGCGCATTGCCCGAGGAGACCGTAGATCCCGAGAGCACGACCCACGCCGGGGATCGTCCGCGCGGTCTCCGAATCCCACACTTGCCGGGTGAGGGTCGACGGAATGTCAACGGGGGGCCAGAGCTGCATAAGGGGTCCTATCCGATCCAAAATCCGCCCGGATCACGGTCCGGTGCATGGTCGATTGCCCACAGACCCACGGTGCCAGACACAAGGGCCGTGATCGGGGAGTCGTGCCGCGCCCACGCGGTCGACTCTCCGAGCTTCCGTTTCCCGACGACCGCCGCGGCCGTGTCGAAAGCGACGTGCCCGCGGTGGAACCACGTCGGGGGACCCGCTTCCGGGCCGTCGAGCTTCCCGAGCTCCCGCTCGAGCCGGACCGACGCGGCCGCGTAGTCCCGCGCGGTGATCCGCTGCACCTTGTCCTCGTCCTCCGCGCCGGTGTCGAGGAGGTCCGCCACGTCGCGATTCGGTCCCGCGTCGTTGCACGCAACCGTGACCACGTCGGGGTGTGCCGCGCGGAGCTCGAGGACCCGTGCCGCGACCCACCCCGTACCCGGCCGGTGCTCGACGACCTCCGACACGGCGCGGCCGTCGTCGAGCCGCGCGGTCGCGGTGATCGTTGCCTCCTCGAGCTCCGGGTCGAGCTCGAACGCCAGCGCGACCCGGCCGGCCGGCTCGAGGTCGTCGGTCCGCGCCCGATTCCACACCGCGAGGGGGATCGTCCGCGGCCGTCCCCCGGGCGGGGTCCGGTTCGCCCACGCCCGCAGGAAATCGACACGCCCGGTCGCATAGTCGACCTCGATCGCTTCCTCCCACGCCGCCCAAACCGACGCCTCCCGGAGCGTGTGACCCCGCGCCGGGTGCCACGCGATCACGGCACGGACGAGCGCGTCGTCGTCGAGCTCGTCGACCGGCACCCCGTCGACCACGTCCGGCAGCTGCCACTCGAACCACGCGATCCCGAGCTGCCGGCCCGCCTCGACCGCCGCACGACCCCGCGCCCGCAACGCGTTCAGCCACGACGACTCCGCGGTCCCGGCCGTCGACAGCAACCACGCCTGAGCGTTCTTCGTGGCGAACCCGGGCCGGTACGCCTGCCGCAGATCCCGACCCTCCTCCGCGTCGAACGCCCACACCTCATCGATCCCGACGAAATCCGGGGTCTCCCCGTGCAGCGAGTCCCCGTTTGGCGCGAACGGCTCGAGGGTCGACCTCGTCGAGACCCACCGGAGCTCCTCGTGACCCACCCCCGTCTTGCGCCGGAGCTCCCGCTCGAGCGGAGACGAGAGCAACGCGTCGGTGAGGTCGATCCACCGACGCCGCGCGTGTACGCGGGTCTGCGCCGTCGACCAGAGCCGCGCCGCGGGAACCGACCGCATCCGATGCGCCATGACCGGCCGCAGGAGGTACGTCTTCCCCGCCTGCCGTTGAGTCGACACCCCGACCGTGTCGTACGCCCACGCTCCCGGCTCCGGGTCCCCCGCCTCCGCGGACTGCACCTCGAGCGCGACCTCGACCACGACCGTTTGCCACGGCATGAACGGCTTGCCGAGCATCGCGGCCGCGGCGACGACCGCGGGACCGTACGACGGCCGGAGCGGATTACGCTTCGTTGCCCACGCTGGGGGGGGAGTCCAGTAGCTCGAGGACTCGACCGCGTCCGCCGTCACCCTTGCCCGCCTCCTCCCCCGTCTTCGGCTTCGTCGACCGGAGCGGGAGGAGGTCGACGAGCTCACGGAGCTCCCGCGTCGAGCGGAGCACGGCCGCGGAGTCGTCCACCCGCCACGCCGCGTCGATCACGAGCGCCGTACGCCGCGCAAGAGCCGCAAACACGCGGGCTTCCCCTACTAGCGCGCCGCGATCCCGGAGCTCCGCGAGGGACTCGTCGAGCGCGGCCGTGATCGGGCCGGATCGGGCTCGGTTGAGCCGGATCCCGCTCCGTTTCGAGCCGCTTGAGCCGCTCCCGGTCGTCTCTGACACGCCGACAGGATCGCACAAGGGGGCCGGGGCGCCGGCCATTGTCGACCGTCTTTCGATAGATAAACGGAGCGGCGCGGGGTGTCCAGCGACGACCCGTCGGAGCCCAAAACGCCGATTTGCGGGCCGCAAATTATTTCCGTGGGACTTTCCCTCACCCCCACCCCCCGGGGCCGGGAGGCGCGATCCTCGCAGCGATCTGAGGTACCTGAGCGTGTGTGTGTACCTGCTGAGAGACCTCACCCCCCGGACCATGGGGGTACCGGGGGGTGAGTGCCACGTCGCCCGGGAGGGTCGACGGTTCAAGGGTAGGGGGTCGCGAGGTGGGGGGGTGTGTGGTCGGGGGGGTGTCGGGGTGTGCCCGTGGTCGGGGTGTGTGCCGGGGTTACCACGTGCGGGAGGGGGGGGTGCTGCGTGGTGGGGGGGTGCGTGTGGTGTGGGCGTAGTTGCCGGGGCAGTCGTAGCCGTGGTGCTCGAGGGTGCGGCGTGTGCCGTGTGCGGCCTTGACGTTGGCGGGGTCGAGCTCTGGTCCGCCTGCTTCGAGGGGGGTGAGGTGGTCTCCGGTGTCTGCGCCGGGGTGGCCGCAGAGGTGGCAGATCCCACGGTCGCGGGTGAGGACGTAGGCAACGAGCCGGCGCCATGGTCGTCCGCCGATGCGGCGTGTGGGGATCGGGTCGGGTCCGGATCCGGGGGTCGTGGTCATTCCGTTCTCTCGCGTACGAAGTAGGCAGAGACTTGAGTAGGCAGAGACGAGGAGTATTTACGGGGGGTAGTTACGGGGGGGTGGACACTGGTGTCTACCTAACTCGGACCGAATGTCCACCTAACTCGATCCGGCTCGAGAGTTATCCACAGGGGTCTAGGTGGACACTGGTGTCTACCTAACGGTCCGGGTCGATCCCTCGTATCGGGCCCTTCGTCCACGTCTTGTGGTGCTCCTCGAGCGGGGTGAGGTAGTAGCTCTGGCACATGCCGCGTCGGAGTATCGCGGGGTCGATCGTGCGGACGACGAGTGCCCGCTCCTCGAGGTCGTCGAGGACACGCGCCGCTTGCCGTGTCGTGACCCCGACGTCCCACGCGATCCGAGAGACGGGGTACTTGCGTACGGTGCGGTCCCGCTCGTGGGCACGGGAGGCGAGCACGAGGAGGACAGCTCGGTGCGTGGGGGATAGGTCCCGCGGCGCGTGTTCCCGGACCGCGTCGACGAGCCGCCAGCTCATGCGGGCTCGACCTCCGGCCGGTACTCGAGCTCGACCTCCCCGACCGCGTACGTCTTGTGTCCGGTCTCGAGGGTGTGCCGTCGTGCCCGGTCGTGTGCATCGTCGACACGGGGGGTCGAGGTCCCGATCCCGACCGCCCACGTACAACCCTGCTCCTCGCACTCTGCCTTGAAATAGATCCGGTGCGTGTGCGTCTGCGTCCGTCGTTTGGGTGTCATGGGTGTCTGCCTTTCCCGAGGTGTGAACGTCGGGCTAGAGCGTACGCTCGTCGATCGGGTAGAGCCGGATCCGGGCGCCGTGCCGGGGGAGCGCATCGGGGAGCACCCCGGGTCCGTCGGCGTACGTCTGGCGTGC